CGTTGGTATTGACCGAACTCTTCGGAATGCCAAGGTATTCATACATCACGGTCCAGTCATAGATATCGAAGTGGCCGGAACCACATCCGAGTTTGTAGGAATCCCAGTGGCACACGATTGTAGGAACCGTGATTCCCCGGTATTTGATCGTCCCGTGGGGATTGATGTTGAATTTCTTGGCGAGGTAGGCCATCAGCTGGATCATCTCCTGGTAGCAGTCACCAAAGTAAGCCTTGTCCTTCTTGGCATCCTCACAGATCTCCCACTGAATGTGGGTATCGTTGAGCGAGTAATACACGCCGTTCTTTTTCTGGCTTCCACATCCCCAGGGTCGTTTCGTCCAGGGACCGGCCTGCACGGTGGCCACCTTACCGTTGGCCAACCTTCCGATCCAGCAGTTGAGGCCGGCCTGCTTTGACGTATGGTTCCAATCGTTTCCGTTCCGGTTCTTCCCGATAATCTGCAAGAGTTCATCCCGATTCGGATCGTCATCGTCGGGCTGCACATACCTCCGGACGGTGTCGTTATCGCATCCGGTATCGTGGATCAGGAAGCCAAGGGGGATAAACTTCTCCGTGCTTCCCTTGTACCAGGTACTGTTATGCATGAAGCACTGAAGAGGCGGGTTCTTGTCATCGTACTTATCATATTGCCTCGCCATCGTCTTCACCTCCTTCGGATTCTTTGTTGTGAGCGATGGTCGATACTCCGATCAGAGCACCGATCAGAGTGGCCACGGCCGTGATGGTTGTTACAATCTCTGCTCCGTAGGGAAGTCCCCAGATCTTTGCGATCACTCCGTAGAAGGTCGCAAGTGCAGGCAGAGCAATCAGACAGAGCCATTTCAGGACATCATAGAGTTTGTCAGGCAGTTTCATAGGACACCTCCTTTACCAAATTAAAAAAGCCGGCGGAACTCGATCTCGGAGATCGTATGTTCTACCAGCCATTGCAATGTTGCTATGCAGCTTTTATCAAATTCTTCGTCAGTTTCTTCGTACTGTGCTAAGAGGTAGCACCTCGCCAGCCGAAGCTTATCCAGGAAATCCATATCTGGCGGCATAGGATCACCTCCTATTCCAGTTCGTTCTCGGCCAAAATCTCCCTGTCCAGATCCTTCCTCGCTTTCTCAGCTCTTTGGTATGCCTCGAAGGCCTCTTCCAGATCTCCGTTATGATCTCCGGTTATGATAGCCTTGTGCATCCAGAACATCAGTCGCCCCTGGCAGTGCATCATCTCGTCCTCCAGCGTGATGCGCTTCAGGCGCTGCTCCTTCTTCTTCTTATCCTCAGCCTCCCTCGCAGTAAGCCGCTTTTCGATATATCTGCGGATGAACATGAAGAGGATACCCACGATTCCCGATCCTCCGAATATTGCGAGGACGATCGTCATTATGATATCCTTAACTGTCATTTCAATCGCCTCCTACATCGCATCTGCAAGCCTGTCCAGAGAGCCCTTTCCACCGAGCAGCCATTCCGTTACCTTAAACAAGAAATCGTACATTTTTTCCCTCCAAACAAAAAAGAGCCCGAAGGCTCTTAGCTTTGTGCTGCTATTCTTTTATGATTTCAATACCGGCGATGGTCTTTAAGTGCTCTATCTCATAGGCCTGCTTTTTGACCTGCTCCACGAGCCATCCGATTACATCATCCTGCTCTTTCAGGAGCTTTGAATACAGCTCAACCACTTCCATTAGATTTTCACTCTGACCATCAGCCATCATCTGTCTCCTTATTATGCGTAAACACCAAATTGTCGAAGATCTTCTTCCTCAAAGCGTCCGTGTGGCAGTTATCCAGCATTGCTATGTAACTCTGGACTGTCTCATTTGCCTTCGCGAAGTCGATCTTGTAATCTCGATACTGTTCCATTCTGTGCTTCAGATTTCGCTTCATCCGGAGAGAAGTCGATTTCCGAAGCCTTACATTTCCGGGCTTGATCTGATATCCTACGAACTCCACTCCCTGAGTAACCGGCCGGATTGCAGTCTTATGATTGAACCGGAGCGCCAGGTTCTTGTCGATGAACTCCGAAAGCAGGTGGTAGTAATCGTGAAGCTGCTTCTTGTCATCCGACAATATGATCACATCATCCATGAACCGGATGTAGTAATGGATCCGAAGATCTCTTTTGCAATACTGATCCAGTTCGTTCAGATAGACATTTCCATACAGATGGGAAAGACCGCCGCCGATGGATATTCCGACATCCCAGAGCATTTCATCCTGCTTCACATCCATAGGGCTCTTGGTGCCGAGAGGCAGGCCGAAAGCCATGGAAGCGTCACAGAGATAGTGCTCCAACACCGCCAGAAGTCTCTGATCAGCGATCTTCTTCCGAAGTATGGCCATCAGTTTCTGCTGATTGATCCGGTAGAAGAACTTCTCGATATCCAGTTTCAGGTAGAACCACTGTTTTCCGCTCTTGTTCACATAGTCTATCCATCCGGAAAGGCGCTGCATCGCTGCCAGCTGACCTTTTCCGATGATGCAGGAATAGCTGTCATCAATGAAGGTTCGGCCAAGGATCGGATTCATCACATTGTAGATAGCTCTCGCAATCACTTTGGTGGTGTAATCAGAGTAGACAACCTTCCGCAGCTTCGGTTCATACACATAGAAGTAGTGGTATGTGTCCGGAGGATAGTTCTGCGTAATCAATGCCTCTTGTATGTCGTGAATATTTTCTTCCAATCTGTTCCAGAAATTCAAAGGATCGTCGCAATATCGCTTATAACCGGTACTGCAATCCTTTACGGCCTGATGGATATTCTCGAAGGATATGATCTTGTCAAATACATCATCAATCATAGACGGATTATTCCTCTCGGATCATTGCAGGGCAGAACGCCGAACATTCCCGCCTACACGATTTTTCGCATTTTCAGCGAGGAAACAGGATCCTTTACCCCGGTGTACTGGCCATGTGCCCGTGAGCGCACGGTATCTGACAATAAAGTTGGGGTAGAGCGGACCGGAAGCCGATGTTGCCGTTGGCGTTCGAGCGGGGATTGTTCAGATTGACGTAGAAGACGCCGGCGTCGGCGCCGTTGTTCCAGTTCCCGCCACAAATCGGCAAACGCTGTATCCTATTCCCTATTTCTGGGCTGACTTTATCCAACCGCCACACATGCGGCCGATCTCATCTACCATTCCGGACCACAGATCGTACTTCTTCATGGGGAGAAATCCCAGCTCCATTGACAGCCTGATGTAGGCTCTGAGCTTCTCAATCTCCACATCCAGCTCCTGCAATGTAGTCTTTTTGAAGTATTTTTTGTTGGCCTCGATGATCCGTTCCAACATCGTATCCATACACCGCTTGATATCTGCACAAAGTGCAAACCTCTCTCCTTTCGGATATTGGAGCAATGCTTTGTACGCATACTTCATCATATCAAAAGTCTTTTGCAAGATCTTCAGCTCTTCCATGGTTCCGTCCGTCTCCGTGTTTTCCATACCGCTACGCCGTAGATTGTATCACTTTTCGATAGTTTTGGGTTGTTTTGTTATAAAATATCGTTATTCGATATAATCTATCACGCCCGAAATTATAGGGCGGCTATCGCCGCCCTAAGCAGAACACAGTAAGTCAGATTACAGATCAACAAAAGCGGACCGGAAGCCGATGCCGCCGGAGGCGTACGAGCGGGGATAGTCCAGACCGACGAAGAAGACGCCGGCGCCGGCGCCGCTGCTCCAGCGCCCGCCACAAATCGGCAAACGCTCGCCGCCGAGCGTTACCCATCTCGCATCGCCGCCGTACACATCCGATCCAGGGCTGTCCGGATAAAGGATCAACTCTTTGATAATGGTCGGAGCACTCAGGCCGCTCTCAAGCGCAAGGTCTTTATAGCCTGTACTTCTTCCGTCTGTTCCTGCATCCGTGGTGGATGTAGCAAGAGTGATCTTGCTGTTCAGCCAGTCGTAGTGGAGAGTTCCGGATGTTCCAGGAGCGACCAGAGTTCCATCCGGCATGATGGCCTTCCACAGAGTCGATGTCGCGCTGGTATCGCAGTCATCACCCTGTGCTGCATCGTTGTTGGCGATGATCTGGATCTCGCCGTCCATGAGTCTCATACCATCCTGCCATTCAAACACATTTCCGTTCAGGTCGAAGATGCCTGCGTTCGTGTGATCATGCGCCCAGGTAACAGGACCGGATCCCGTTGCAACTCTCTGGATTCTGTTTGAACTATCTCTGCCTCCGATTTCTACACCGGTTTCATAAGATGCGCTTGCATCCTTACCGTAGTTGTTATTGCCGTGAGGCATCGTGCCGTTGGCCTTGCTCCACAGAGCAACATACGCCCATTCAGCAAGCGTCATCAGATGGAAGCCCTTGCCCTTATTCGTGCAGTATGTCTTCGCAGAAGTCTGATTGACACTTGTCTTACAATCCCTTCCGGGAAGGGAATATGCTCTGTTGTTGTACACGATATTCTGATACTTGGAAATCAGGATCTCGCTCTTCTGCACGCTGTTAACAACGAATGCAGGGTGAACAACATTTCCACCGCCTGAGATGATGGCACTGTCGTTGCCCTGGGGAACGACTACATAGATGCCGGGCATCCCAACATCATCCAGCTTAACTCTGTTCTTGCCACCGGACAGCATGCTCACCGCCAGCGCCATCTCGTCATAGTTTCCCATGTCTTACCTCCTTTTAGTCCAGGGAATAGAGCTTCAGAGTAACTCTATTCATGTCAAAGGGAACCGGCTCCAATGTGAAGCCATTCTCTCCCTCAACCTCCTCATACTGCCGAGCGGGGATCTCGATCTGTGCCACAGTTCTCCATGAGATCGCTGTGGTGAGGTTCCCGTTCTTATCTGCGCAGATATCGATCTCAACCGGATCGTCCTGCTCATATTTCTTCAGATTGAGCATCAGCTCATCGTCGAAGGTGATCTTGGTATTGTTTACCTCATATTCAATCTTCGGTCCTACGTTAACCTCGATTACTATCATCCGTCCATCCTCCTTAATTCTTTGATAGCGGAATTGACTCCGCTGTTGATAGCAGCAGCAAGCTCTCTCTGCTCTGAAGTAGCCTTGTCAGGGTTTACTCCGTACTGAGAGAGGGTTTCGCGCTCCTGTCTGATCCGTTCGTCGCTTTTGATAATGATATTAGCCATAGATCGAAGCACCTCCTGAAATGTAGCACTTCACGGTTATGCTCGTAGCAGAACCGGTGTACTGTACTTTGAAGGTATTGACCGTCCTGTCGGTGATGTAGATCTCTCCGACATTTGCAGGAGCACCCTGCAATTCTACGATAACACGGTAGTCCGTACTCTTCCTGGTCGTTATGGCCACAGTTGTTTTGGAATCATTGAACGGATAGGTGAGAGAGTTAGTCAGAGTGACCGACTTTACTTCACCGAGGATCTCGTCGTTCAGATCTTCCAGATCTTCATGTACTTTTTCCAGATCCCTCTGGTGCTGCCGAAGCTCCTGAGCGTTGATAACCGACATCTGCAAAGCCTCATATCCGAGGTTTTCCTGATGATTGAAGTTCTCCGCGCTCTGCGGTGTGCCCTGCTGAATCTGCTGTCCGGCACGATCAATAATCTTTGTGTTGTTCGGTCCGTCTGTCACCGTAAAGGCATTCGCAGGATCCCGAACTTCATCCTGCCAAATCAAAGGATCAATAAAAGCCATCTCCTACCTCCTTATGTTGCCGTCAAAGCGGACACCACCTCGAGCAGTGCTCCCCTTCGACTTGTATTCCGCTGGATGTTGACATTGACCTCGTATGCTACGCTGCCGTCCTCGTCAATCAGCCGAAACTTCGTGATACTTGTGCTTCCACCGTCAGTCGCCTCGAATCGAATAATAAGATTCACTCCGGAGACTTCCTTCGTGGTGATCGCACCTGTGAGCCATGAGCCGTTTGTGTAATACTGGGCTATGGTTATTCTTCTCAGCCAAGCCTTCCGACGCTTAGTGAGAAAGTCTGCGGTCC